GTTGCAGCTAATACAACAAGTGGATTTAGTATTGTGTCTTATACAGGAACAGGAAGTAATGCTACAATTGGTCATGGATTAGGAACATCTCCATCAGTAATTTTTATAAAAGAAAGAACTGTAGTAAGAGATTGGAGAGTTTATCATAAATCAATAACAGCAAATAATCATTTATATTTGAATGATACATCAGCCTCAACTGTTGGTGCTACACAATTTAATAATACAGAACCGACATCTAGTGTTTTTTCAGTAGGAACTTCTGTTGGAACAAATGAAAGTGGTGAAAATTTCATAGCCTACTGCTTCGCACCCAAAAAGGGATTCTCAGCTATGGGACAGTACACGGGGACAGGAAGCACAGATGGAACATTTGTTTATACTGGCTTTAAACCCTCACTAGTTATAACGAAAAGAACATCAACATCAGGAACAGGTTGGGTTATGATGGATAATAAAAGAGAAACAACTAATGATGGTGCTACAAATTATTTACTTGCTAATGATAGCGTTGCTGAAACTAGTGCAAGTTTTGCAGTAGATTTTTTATCTAATGGATTTAAACCTAGAACAAACTCAGGTGGTACTAATACATCAGGTGAAACATATATCTACATGGCATTTGCTGAAAATCCTTTAGTAGGAACAAATAATGTTCCAGCTACTGCTAGATAATACCTATTGACTTTATTGCACCGCAACATATATAGCCTGTCATGTGGACATATAATCAACAAGAACAAGAATGGATAAGCAAATGATGGACTATAATACTATCAAATCTTTCTGGGCTAAGTTTTTTAAAGACTGGCAAGAAGATGCTAAATCTTACCAAGAACAAGTAGCTGATTTTTGGAAAGATTTTTTTAATCAAAATAAAAAATAATTCTATTGATCTAGGAACTAAGTTTGCTATTAAGCAATTCTAACCTTAACCAATGGAGTTGCACATGGATAACAAACTAAACAAGTTGTTTGATAAACTAGAATCAATTAAAGATAAGGAAGCAGATATACTTGAGGAAATCAAGAATAGACTGTACGACTTAGATGAAGCTTCTGATGAAGATGATTTTGAAGAAGAAGAATTTGAAGATGACTCTGAGGACGAGGACGAAGAATAATTAATGAAAACTTGCATATATAAATTGTGTGGTGGTTTATGTTGCTTATTAAAAAATTGTAAATGTGGGAGACCTACACCACAAAATCCTAATTCTTTTAACCCATTTAGTTTAATTTTATAATGGCAAAAAAACACTCCGTTGGAGTTCCTACTCATCAAAAAAGAACAAGAAAAAAAAGAAAAGGTAGATGGTTCAAAAAGAAACGCAAAGGCTATACAAGAAAAATCAAAAGAGGTCAGGGAAAACCTATTTGACAGAATATGCGAATACTAATAATAGTTGCATATGCCTAAGAAACCTAAAACTGTTGGAGAAGAAATAGTGAGTCTTCATGGTCATATTACTGGTTTAAAAAAAGATATTTCACATTTAAAAAACAATCACTTAAAACATTTAAGTTGCTCTATTTATAAAATAGAAAAAAAAGTAGATAATATTATCTATTGGCTTATTGGTGGAATGGGTGCTTTAATTATAACATTGATAAGTTTATTCGGACAATTTATAAAATAACATAATGTCAAAACATAAACGGATACTCATCATATCCGACTTACATATTCCATACCACCGAAAGGATAGCTTTGCTTTTCTTAAAGAAATAAAGAAGCAATTCAAACCTGATACTATTATTAACATAGGAGATGAGATTGATTGTCATGCTCTTAGCTTCCATGATTCAAACCCTGACTTACCTAGTGCTGGACATGAATTAAGTTTGGCAAAAGAATATATCAAAGAATTAGAAAACATATTTCCACAAATGACTTTGCTTGACTCTAATCATTCTAGTTTAATTTATAGAAAAGGAATTAAGCACGGAATACCAAGAGGATTCTTAAAAGATTATAATGACTTCTTAAATGTTAAGAAATGGAACTGGGTTAATGATTTAACAATAACCTTACCTAATAAACAAAGATGTTTTTTTACTCATGGTATTTCTGCTGATGTTGCTCGTGTTAGTCAGATACAGGGCATGTGTACTGTACAAGGTCATTTTCATTCCAAGTTCAAAATTGAATACTGGGCTAACTCAGATGCTCTTATGTGGGGTATGCAAGTAGGCTGTATGATAGAACAAACTAATATGGCATTTCATTATGCTAAAAATTTTAAGACAAAATTTATTATGGGTTGTGGTATGATTATAGACTCAACTCCAAAACTTATGCCAATGGTATTAGACAAATCAGGAAAATGGATAGGTAAATTAGTATGAACATAGACGCAATCAAAGTTAGAATCAAAATACATGAAGGTTATAGAGATACTGTGTACGAAGATAGTTTGGGAAAAGCCACTATTGGTTATGGTCACTTGGTAACTTACAAAGATAAATTTGAAGAAGGAAAAGAATATCCAAAAGCTGAACTTGAAAAATTATTTGATAAAGACTTTAACAATGCAAAAGAACAAATGGAGTTTTTCTGTAAAGCTAATGACTTAGATATTTGTGATGATGCAAGAGGAATATTAATTGAGATGATATTTCAATTAGGTATTGGGAATGTAAATAAATTTAAAGCTATGATTAAAGCATTAAAAGAGAAAAACTATAAAACGGCTGGAGATGAAATGATTGCTTCTAAGTGGTATGCTCAAACTAAAGAGAGATGCCAAACACTTGCCGATCTTATGAGAAACTGTGAATGACCAACCCTGACTATTTTAACAAAGTTAAATCAGCTAAAGACACTCAAATAGGTGGTTCACATTACAAAGATTTAAAGATTCAGCCTTCTGATTATATCTACGAAAACAATTTGAATTGGTATCAAGGCAATGCTATCAAGTACCTTAGTAGATATAATAGTAAAAATAGCGATACTGCTAAACAAATAGAAGATTTAAAAAAGGCTATTCACTATATACAACTACTGATAGAGAAAATAGACAATAAATAGGTTTTAGAACAAAGTAAGAACTAACAATCTAAAACCAAGTCTAAAATAGCATTTAAACCGCCAAATTTGCATTTTAAACGCATACATTTTAAAAATTTGATAAGTTTATTATTTTTAGTTAAATATAGCAAAAAAAGCTTTTAAATTGGATATGGAAAATAAACATAAATATAGCTTATGCATTTATTGTGCAGATATTGGTAATGTAAGACATCATTATAAGGAATCAGTAGCTAATTCAGGCAAAAAAAGATCATATAAAATAACAGATATATTGCCTACTTGTGCAGAATGTAATTCTTTGCTTAGTTCTAAAAATCCTTCATATGAAGAATGTTGTTATTTTTTACATGATAGAATTTCTCAAAGACACAAAAGTATTATTTCTATGCCTAATTGGGACGAAGATGAACTAGAAGAACTTAGTGGACATTTAAAACGACAAATAAAAGCTAGTCTTACAATGAAAAAAATACATATACAAAGATTAGAAAATCTTATTGAAAATGCTCAAAGCAACAAAACTTACGAAGATATAAAAGATATTTTGTGTATTGAGTATTAATAATAAAAATATAATTAGAATTTAGAGGTAAATATTATGTGGTGGAATTTAATAGGAATGGCTTTTAAAACTGGAATTGATGTTTTTGAGAAAAGACAGGAAACCAAAAGGCTAGAGGCTTTGGCTGAACGAAACTATATGGAACGAGTAGCTAAAGGCGAAGTTGAGTATCAATCTAAAGTCATGGATAATCAAAATCAAGGTTGGAAAGATGAGGTAGTTTTGTTGATTGTTATACTGCCAATAGTTGTTTTAGCTTGGTCAATCTTTTCTAATGATGTTCATGCAAAAGAAAAGCTAGATTTGTTTTTTCATTATTTCAATAATTTTCCTGAATTTTATAAATGGCTGGTAGTAGGAATCTTTGGTTCAATTTATGGACTCAAACCAACTATGGATATGTTTAAGAAAAAATGACCTATGAATATGTACTAAGCACGATTATTATTTCTTATCTTTGCAAAAAGACAAATGAATCTAATTACAGTTATGTGAAGGTTGAGGATTGTTATCCTTACTTAGTGAACACCAATCAAATTATTAACTTTGCTAAATCCAATGACAGGTACGAAGTTTTAGGAATAGAGTATTCTTTAGAACAAGCAAACTTTGCAGATATTGATTTGGAACTTTGTAATACAGTCCACTAATTGATTTTATTTTTTCTATTAAAAACAACTCTCCAAAACCAAGACCTAAAAATAGATATGCAAGTAAATACAAGAGCAATCTGAAAGCTATCTAATACATTAGGATAGAAACCAAAAAATGGAAACACAAATAGCTGTATAATTGTAGCTAATAATAATCCAGAACCAACATCAACAAAACTTTCAAATAAATGTTTCATTAGATTAGCAATATATAATACTTGTTACCTTCGTGATAAGAACTTAATTTAGATTGTGGAAGTAACTCTAATATTTGGTCAGTTGTTTTCATAACTATTTTATCATTAAAACAAAATGCTATTCTGTATTTAGTGTACTTAGGATCACAAAACATTTTCTCCCAAGCTATGTAAGATTTTAAATCTTTAATTTTAATTTTATTACTCGCTTTAACTTCAACAAATATTTGTTCACGATCATTATAAACGAAATAGTCAGGCATAGAAGTAAGTAACCCAAGACGATTCCAATGAGGAATAGGACAAGTGAAAATATCATCAGATTGGTTAAGATGTAATTTACGAAAAAAGTATTTATGCCTTTGGCAATATTCTTCAAACCTTTGCTCTGACAAATCAACATAATTTTTGATACGATCATCATAGGATTCTTTATTTAATTCTCCTTTATTGAATATCTTTTTTTCCACTATACTTCCTTATTTGTTGTTTTAAATATTCTAGTTGTTTTTGTTGCATCTCTACTCTTTGCTCTAACAAAATAGTTTGATTAGTTAATTCCTCAATGATTCTCTCCAAATCATTTTCTCCTCTATCGTCTATTTGCTGATGTGTCTTTGTGTTGCTATCCATGATCTCATGTATTCCAATGTTGCTAATAAGTTTGCATAATTAGATTTAGATTTAGTGTAAATCTTTTCTGCTTCTAATAAACCATCTATGTGAGTTTTATATTTCTCATCAGATAGTGCGTAAGATTTGGCTTCTGCCATGCTACAATTTTTTTCTAGTTTATAATTTATAGTTAGCATTTCAGTAATAATCTTTTTATGCTCATCAAGCATTTTGTATTGATATTGTTTCTCTGCCATATCATCACTAGCTTGATCTAATTCTTCTTTGATTGTTTCAGGTGTTTTTAAAGCAAATGCGTCCATATCCTTCCTTTACATTTTTAAGTTGTAAAACTAACTAAGCTGTTAGTTCTTCTTGTACTCTCAATCTTTGAAAACTAAGTTTCTTAGCTTCATCAAGATACTTTCTGGCTTTCGCCTGAAAAGCAAGACCAAGTTCATACTTTTTCTGTTCTTTGTCCCTTAGTCTTTGTAGAGTCTTCTGACTTATTGTCATCATTCTCCTTTGTTAATGTTCGTTCAACACGAACCTTATTAACTTTTACTTCTTTAAATATGCCTTCATTATTTAAAGCCTTTTCAACTGAATCATGTTCGGTAATGTATTCAAAAAAACACGATCCCATTACAGTCCTAGTTACAGTCATTATATTAAATTTATATTTTTAGCAATAGTTTGGGGACTCCCAGCAAAACCCATTATTACATAACAAGGGAAAGAGGGTAAAAAGCTGGGAGTTAAATTCATACTAAAATGATTGTTTATAAACTTCTATCATGTCCTTTATAAAATTGGCAATAGAAGTTTTATCGCTTTTTAACTGATTTGATTCTAATGCTGATTTTGCCATAGCCATACAAAACATTTCTAATGACTTTTTATCAACTGGCTTTTGAACATTAGCACCATAGTTAAAATTTGTACCACTATTATCAACAACACCATTACCAGCAAAATGATCAGGCTCATAATTGGATAGATCATCATCAACAGGTATTTCTTCAGGGATACCTTGTGGAAGTGGTTGAGAAACTGGCTGACCTGATGATTTAGGAATTACCTGTATTTTAAGTTCCTTGGTTTCAAAATCAGATTGCACAAAAGGCTTACCTGTTTTCTTACTTACTCCAAAATGTAAGCTAACATTATCTCCTTTTTTGCAAGGTAGTTCATTAGCTGTCCAAGCTGTGAACTCATTATCGCCAATCATTATTTTATAATTGGGAAACTTACTTGCCTGACCATTATTGATTCTATTATCAAATAGACCAGTTATTACTCCAGTTATATGACTCATTATTTGCTCTCCTTATTGTTTGGTTTAAAACGATATATTTTTAAGCACGATAAAGCTGTATCGTGATTGTCTTGAGATATATCAAACTCAGCAATTCTTAGCTTTCCATCTTTAGTGCAATTAACAATTACACCTTTAGGAACTTTAATTCCCAGTTCTTCTTCTATGCAAATCGCATACAGATAAATTTGAACATAATAGGAATCACGAATACCTGAACTAGTTTTCCAATCATAAATTATATATTCATCATTCTTTTTAAATAAAGCATCAAGTGTACCTGTAAATTTATGAATACGAGATAATACTTTTCTCTCAGTAGAAACTAATTCTAATCCTTCTTGAGAGT